TTAATTCAAGAGGACTTTTGCCTTCCTGCGCATCTTTTTGATCCTGCTGCTCACAGCTTGCTGGCTTATACCAAGTCTCCCTGCTATCTCCCTTTGCAGATAGCCGAAGGCAAGCATTTCCAGAAGCTGGCAATCCTCCTCTTCTAGACTGTCGAAAAGGATGTCTGCGGCGGAAAAGATCCTCTGATGTCCATCCTCGGGAGCAAAAGCGCCTTCAGGCATATCCGATTCCACGGAATATTTCCTGCGCAGCCTCCTAGCCGCATTACGGACCTTCGCGGGCAGTCTTCGTTTCAGGAAAAGTGCCATATACTCCCGTTTCTTACACTTAGGCGCCAACTTCAACATAGCCAGATAACCTTCCTGCATCAAGTCGTCGAAGTCGGCTCCCCGCCCCTCGTATCTCCTGGCAAGGGATTTTACGAGCGGCGTATATTTCTCCGTTATTTTCTGCAATGCTTCATCGGATAGTTCGCATTCGTTCGTTGTGCTGTTCATTTTTCCCCTATTCCCAGATGGACGTAATTGCGCATCCTGCGGAACAATACAGATCCGAAACCCGATTTACGGGCATACTCGGCAAACAGGGATTGGTCCTGCGCCATGACCGCTATATCGACGGCCTGTCCTATCATATGGAGGCTATGAGACGCTCCTCCCACTTCGTCGTTATATCCGGGACACCTGTAACCGCTAGTTACTAACAACGGCCGGTCCCATTCGTTCCTCAGCTTTACCAGCATCCTCAAAAGCAACGGGTGGATCATCACCCTGTGGCAGCATGGACATTGAAATTCCCTTAAGCTGAAATGACCGGCTATTCTGATATCGTTAATGTGCAATGTCGACGGTTCCCATTCCCTCTATGGTCGCCCTGAGTTCGGAGATCGCGCAGGTCAGCTCGTCGAGCCGCTTCTCCATCCTGACTAATAGATAAGTCAGTTCTATTGGAGATATAGCATACAATAGCCTTTAAAGACAGTCAGGGAGAGGATTCAAGAACATCCTCCCCCTGATTTATGTGGATCATAGAGGGTTACAAATCAGCTGTCATTTCTTTAGTTCTTTCACCTTCTCTTCAAGTTTTGTGGCCACTTTTCCCTCTATAGCCGCTTTGAAATTATTCCGGAAAACAAGGAACATCCCGACTACCCCGACAACCACGCCAGCTCCGAAAGCAATAAACATATTCATCATTACTTACCTCCCTTGTTTTTAGACATAAGGCCCTTCCCTGCCGGGCTCTTGAATGTTCCGACCTGGATATCGTTCTGTGTGAAGGTCTCGGACGGTATCAGGAACGCCAGTATCCACTTGCAGACTCCGTACATTTCGTCTGGCATTTGGGGAGCAACAAAACCGAACAGTGGCCCCAGCCATATCGCAAAAAAATACAGCGCAAGACCGTATAAAATCAATCTGAGCGGTCCTGCCATAAGGCTGAACCGCTCATTCTCCGCTTCCATCTTCTGTATTTCCAGCTGTGACGCCTGGTTGATGAATTTCTGTTTTTGCTCCGGATCCGGGATGAACTTATCCAGCAAACCGCTTATCCCGGGAATCAACTCAAGTAGGTTCATTTCATCACCTCCCTATCAGTACATGCCCTACCCAGCCGACTACTCCTCCCACCACCCCGGCTGCGGTGATCCATGCTTTAAGGCCGGACATCCTATCCTTCAGTGTCCCTATAGCCTTTGCATTGGCCGCTATCGCCTCTCCGTGGGAATTACAGCGGTGTTGCCGTTCTTCCAGCTTGGTGTCGACTTCCGCCATCATAGTCTTGAGGCAGGCTAGCTGCTGCAATATTTCCTTCTCACCCTCCGGGCTCATACCACACCTCCCTTAAAAATGAATACCCGACGTGTATATGCCATTTTTCCTGGTCCATCTCCTGCATGGTCCATCGTCTACGTGCAATCCTAGTGTGTGCCAATCCGGATATATGCCTATCCCTCCGTCCCGAAATACCGGTTCGGCCTTGGCTATTTCGTATTGGACAGGCAGGGAAAGAGGTTTCCCATCATGGTCGTACATTACGATGTCCGCGGCGTGGCAGAACCCGTCCTTCTGCGGGCTGTGATAGCTCGGCTTCTTACCTGCCTTTGCCCTCTTTATGCTCTCGGGATGTTCCATACACCGGCACCCGGAGTTAACCCGAATATATTTCACCCGTTTATCGGCTCTGCAATTCTCCAGGGCATGAACGATCCGGAGACTTATCCTCGCCCCGCATCCGTGGAGTCTGCCCCCTATCCTGCATTCGAACTCCCTTTGCGAAAAATGTTCCGTTAGATCTCCCATTTTCCTGACCTCCTCCCATAAAAAAAGGACCCTCCAGGGTCCCTATGCTCTTCATATATTTTTTACAACCGATCGTCTATAGCCGTTTCCTTCGGTTCATCCGGCCAGGTGATGTCGTCCGGAAAACTTTCCTGTTCCGGGATGTCACGCAGGGCTTGCCTGTAACTCCGCCAAGCTTCTTTTGCGTCTTCGTCAAGTGGCGAATCCGAGTTCTGTGTCCAGTCGCAGACGGCCAGTTTCGAATCCCGCGTTGCCCGTATTCCCTCGGCCTTCGCAGCTATCTTATCGGCTACGGTTACCACCTTACTCCAGTCTATGTTACTCATCCTCGTCACCACCCGGCAATACTATATCTCCGTCCTCTATGACGGTTACTGGATCCGGAAAGGCTACGGCATGGGACGGATTAGCTCCGTGGGGGAGAATGACGGGAACAGTAAGTTCCCCATCCTCGGACCGCTCCACGTCACCACATATGAAATCGGAATCTACGGCACTGCTCGGTAATATCTCGCCTCTGTCAAGCCATGAAAAATCGAAGTCGTCACCGTTTACAGTAAGGACTTCTCCGGATTTTACCAATGTCAAACTATCGTTTCTTAGTTGAGGCGAAAAAATAATTTTCATCAATACCACCGCCCTATCATCATCAAATCTACATAAGCATGGTTTCCTGCTGTAGTATCGTAATCGCCTCTACCGCGGAACCCTATATAAGAATAGGCAACGTTCGCATGTTCATGGAAAGGCATCCCATATCCGTTGGGGTTTATGGTATTTGTTTCATCGCTGTTTAGTGTGTTCCCTGAGCGGTAGAAACTCATGCTCAAAACACAATTAACATTTGAAAAACTTGCTGGGAAAGTCCAATTGTTCCCAAACACACATGCTGGATAGGTTGGATGTAAATCAACTCGAAATGCAACCTGCCAGCATATCTGCGTACCGTCCGCAAAACGCAGATAGGTACCGTTCGCATTACATCCACACTGCATAATGGAACCATGACCCATAGTACCAACCACTCTAGTAGGAATCTCCGTCCAATCCGACCAGACATCGGCTCCATTATCCCCATGACTAGTTCTTATACATGTTCTTCCTGCTACTGTATTGAGTCCCGCTGTTTCGATGGCTAGTTGTGTTTTTCTGCGAACATTTTCAAAATCAATTGATATAGTTATCATGTGCCAATGTCTGAAAACTGCTTCATTTGAAAGCACAGGAATATGTAAACTGCTAGCCTCAGCCGCCTCATTTGGAGTCCAAATTGCACTGAAACTGTTATTTGGGGCATCATCCGCCGTCAAAGAGCGAGCCGTGAGGTCATAAGGGGAAATCGAACCGATTCCATGCATATCAAGCCTTTCCCGTACGTGGCCGGTGGTGGCTATCCGGGTACTGGCATCATCCGCCTCTGCCGTCGGCGCTGTCGGAGTACCGGTAAATGCCGGCGATTCCGGTATGCCTATGTCTATCCCCTCTCCAGATTCATCGGGTATCAGCTCGATGTTGGATCCCGCTGAAAGTTTCCGGTTCAGCCGCGCCCACGACGACCATACGGAGCCGTTATAATAGCGTTCGAACATTTTTCCGGAAGATGAAACTGCCACCTGCTGAACGTTGTCATCGGAACACGGCAGCACCAGAAGGGATCCTGCATCTGCCGGCGCATTTGTCGCCTCTGTAGTCCAGCAGTAAAGTCCGCCCTTCACGGCAGCATCAAGGTCGGCTGCTGGCCTCGCCGAATCCTCCCCCAGTCCGAAACCGGCAGGGGCGAAATCCTTCGCCTTGGATTCCGGTATGTAGGGAAGGTTGCCGTGCGCGGAAGGATCCGTGTTATGCTCCTCGATACTGCCGTCGACATACTCGCGCGTCGACAATACAACAGCCGGATCTATCTTCAGAGTGACCGAGGAAACGTTGCCAATTTCCAGGATCATCCGTATATAGAGATCCTTTCCGGATCCTTCGGCCAATACCGGTTTGTACGTTGCCGGATATTTGCCTACGGCGATGAGATCCCCGTCAGCATCCAGGATCCCTGCCTCCCTGATGGTGAAACCTCCGGTAGACATCGGGATCACAACTTCGACGACTATCCAGCTTGGATTATCGTCGTCGGTCTTTATGCGGTTTATCTGGCCGCGCCATGTCTCGTTTTTAAGGGCTGTCTGGGATTCTACAGGATCGTAGTAGTCTCCTCCTCCATCCCCTACGGCCATCTCGGAAAATTCCACCTTCGTTCCGAGGGCCTGGGCGTTAGCCAGTTTCGCCTTTCCTGTATCAGTCAAAATCGTATAAAAGTTTTCGGCCATGTGGCCACCTCCTAAAACGGATAAACGGTAACAGTTTCAACCGTTGCGCATCCTATACCGTAACGGACCAGGAACGTATTTTCGACCTCAGTAACGTCATAGGGATAAACCGTTATTTCCTCGCCGCCAAGACCGGCAACGGCAAATTCGGGGACTCTATTCCGGACCGTAAGGTATATATTCAATTCTTCAAGCCAGGAACGGACATTCTTGTATTCCTGTATCAGCCGCTCCAGAAGCCCGTAGGTCTGCTCATCAAGCCCCCTGTTGCTGACTTCGAGTATCTTTATTTTGAATTTAAAAGGCTCGCCTCCGTATTCATACCATTCGGAGACGACACCGCGCATGGAGAGCATATCGAAGATACGAAGCAGGGCTGCCTTGGTCCCCTTCAGCCTGTGTATCTCGATGGCCCTTTTCACGAGATCCCTTTTCTCCTCGATTGAAACGGCGATTTCGAAACCTTCGAGGGTCACATGGAATTGCCAAAGCAGGAGGTCCAGAACCTCTTCCGGAAGATCGTCGATACGCTGTAAAATAAGCTCAAGACCGCATTTATGCGTGACCTCCACAAGTCCGGGATCGACCACTTCGATAAGAGAGGCTATGGTAGCATCAGCCCCGATATTTTCGGGTGTCAGTGTCTTCAGTGGATATTCGTCTATATCGGCCATGCTATTCCCCTTCCATCCCTCCGTAGATGACATTTTTCCCCGTGTTATACCCCACCTGGTAGCATTCCAGCGCCGCATAAGCCGGAGCCCTGACCTCGCAGCGCAGCGCCCCTGCTCCCTGGATCTTCGCGATCAGCACGGACGGGTTTATATCCCGCCCGAGGACCGTTTTCTGCCACTTCAGGTATGATTCGACAGCCGCTTCCACGGAGGATTGGATTTTTGAAACCAGCGTGGCATCGTCCCATGCTATCCAATACGTAACATCCAGGGAATACTCCACCTGCTCCGGAGAGGACACCTTCACGGTATCCGTCAGGGGACGCACCGTATCCGCATTGCAGGCGGCCTCCACCAGTTCCAGCATCTCCTGCGACGGTATATCTCCGTCCTTCCCCAGGGGACGTATCTCCACCACACCGGGAGAGGAACTATACACAGCCACGTCGGAGATATCCTGGTGCGCGGTCTTTGCCCAATATTCGTAGGCACCTACCGGACCCGCAACGGAAAAGCTTTCAGGAACCTGCCGGATCCTTTCCCTGAGGTTCTCGTCGCCTTCCGTATCGGATCCTCCATTGGAGGTCGTGACATTGGCCGCCGAAGCCACGTATGCGATAGGATCCACGAGCTGCACTATCTGCCCCGGTAAATAGTCGTTCCCGGCTGTGCCTGAAGCCTGACATGCTGCATTTACATCTACCGACAGGGCACCTTCCGGTATCTCCGCCGCATCCGTCGTGGCGAAAATGACTTCGCCGGCGGCAATCCTCGTCCCCAAAGGGATGGCCACGGCCGAGGCCTGGGCGGCCGAAAGGGTAAACCTGACGGTCGTGGAAGCAGAAGAAGCCTCCAGCCTGGATACTCCAAGGAAGGCTCCCAGATGGTCCAGATAATCTCCCGCCGAATACGCCAACAGGTTCTGCTTCGCCGAAAAATCTATCAGGACGCGCTGCTGCACTATGACGGCGGCGATAGTCTCCAGGAATAGCCTGACGGGATCTCCTGAAGCCAAACTGCGTCCGGATATCTTTTCATAGCTTGTAATCAGGGATATTTCTATGCTGTCTGTATTCTTGCTGCAGAAATCTATTTCGGGAAGATCTTCGATCTTAATCAT